AAAATCTTTTTACCTTTTTTATTCAGTGGCATATTTATGTTTACACTTTTGTTTCTTTAAGTATTCTATATACATTTCCATACGTTTGTCATTATTATTGTTAATTACAGATGATTGTTTCTCTTTTGCTCTTACATTATTAAAGTAAATCTCATAGCAACTATGCTCTAAACTGTGGCAGAAATTAAGTTTCTCTGCATTGATCACCCATCCTCCTTCGTTACTCATGTGTTCTTTACCACAGATATGGCAGAAACCACACGACTTAAGAATTACTTTTCGTTTAGCCATTTTTTAATTGTTGTTTATTTTACTGGAAATAATAACACTTGACAAGCATAACCGAATATGTTATAATGTAAAAAAACAATAAAGGAGAGTTATGAAAAAAATAGTTTACAAATTAGAAATAGATAAACTTTTTTTAGAATGTGGATATTGTAGTCATCAACAAATATTCCCTGATAAAAAAGATATATTGCATTGTGATGGATGTGATGAAGATCGTGCATTAGAAAATTGGTTTGATCCAATCAAAATTGATTTAGCAATGCACCAAGATCATTACAATCATGCTATGGAAAGATATGAAGCTGGAATTGAATTAAGAAGATTAGATAATATGTTTAAGATAAAAGACTAACTCTTCTTATGTCTGGCGGCAAAGTTTCTTGCAGCTTCTTTACTTGAGAATCCCCAGGCTTTGAGTGCTAGTTTTAATCTTGTAGGTTTGCCTGACTTAGATAATAGAGATCCTTTCATCCCACCAAATCTCGCAGCAAAAGAAACTCGTCTTGGGTTCACTCCTGATTTAACAGGAGCTTTAAGATTAGATCCTTCAGTACGATTAAAATATTTTCTACCTGCTTCGTTCAATCCACCGCTTGGATTTTGATACATTTTTTTAACCATTATAATTTCTCTCTAAATGGGTTGTAGTCGTTTTCATTTATCTTAACACACTTACATTGTTTGAGTAAAGAACAGAATCCTCTTGATAACCAAAAAATACATTTGCTAATTTTAACTTTAATCATATAAACTTCTTTCCTTTTTTTATAACCTTTTTAAATTTTACTACTCGTTTTTTCTTTGGCATAGGCTCACCAACTAACCAGTTGCTTAACTTGATTAATAATAATTGTATCATCTACCTTGACCAACGTATGGTTTATAAGTCTTGTGTTTATTCACACGCTTAGTGTGTCTGCCTCTTCGTTTCTTTGGTGGTTTACGAATGTGTTTATTTTCTAAGTGCTTTTTTGCCATTCTTTTTCTTTACCTTTACTTTAACATTAGAACCTTGCTGAGAAAGCAATGATACTTTCTTGCTATACATCTGACCAGATGATGTCATGATTTGATCAGACATTATTTTTTAAATATATCTAGTGTTGGCTTTAATCCGTAAATCGCTCCGAAGATACCAACGATTAACCATTGATACCAACTAGGAAACTTACCGAAGTAATCAAAGAACAAATCTAATTTAGTTTTTATATTAACATCATCACTGATGATTGCATAAGATAATACAATGATTGGAATACATACTACGATTAAAACAAATTCATCTTTCCAGGTTTTGTCTTGTTGATCATAAACATCTCTTTGATATTCAATCTCACCTTTAGCCATACGTTCATAGTATCTACGTTCAGCTTCTGATTCTAATAGTTCTGATTGCTTATGATTCTTATAAATCTCAGCACCAGTTTTAACTACTGTAGGTATGATATTCCACCACATTATATTTCACACTTCCTAACTAAGTTAGCCAGCTCTTCGCATCTGCTTGGTGTCTGTCTGTACCATGCTGAGTTTAACATTTCTGCAGCAGCTCTTGTGTAATCAAATTCGTTTAAGGCTGCAAACATATTCTTAAACTTAGATACACCAGTCTTACCTAACTGAAATACCATCTCAATAATAACTCCTTTAATAAGCATAGGTAATGCTAATGTTCCAACTAATTCTTCCATACCTTGTTTAGCTTTATCAAAGTCTTTATCAAATAATGATTCAAGTATATCTTTGTCATAGATAACACCTTCAACAAAATCATCTTCTTCTGTAAGCAAATGACCATAACCAATAGTACCTTTGCCAAGTGAATCTAAATATACTTTGGCAGAGAAACCTTCATGTTTCTTTATGCGTATCTTAACGTCTTCGTAATTCATTTGATTAATATCTTACCATCTTCATATACATAAACAATCTTTACGTTTAAAACCTTTTGTATTTTTGATGGAGTTCTATTTATACGATCATTACTTTTATGACCATACTTGGTATTTGATTTTCTATATGACACAGTCTTAACGTCATAGTTGCAATACTCTTTTGTCTTAGTGTTATAAGTTATAATATCTATTGGACCAACGCCACCCAGTGCTGTGAATACAATTAGGTTTGGATCTTTAGCAAAGTATGCTTGAGCTAATGCTTCGGATACTAATCCTTTGTCTGCTTTTAACAATGTAACCCTGTGTTGTTTTAGTTTTTGAATTGAAAGAAACCTATTATTGAACCTGCTATACTACCAATGACTACTAGAAATGCTATGACACCTTTACCCATGCTCACATCAGTTCTTAGATCTTTAACTTCAACTGTTAGATCATCTAATCTCTTAATGATTGTATCCATTCTTTCTTTTGAATACTTCTCATAAGAAGATAATCTTATAGCTGTAGCAGATATAGCTGTTTTCTTTCTCTTCATACACCACCTATAGTGGTTGTGGATAAAAAGTCAATTGTGAATTGTATGGGGATAATTAAATAAAGGTGGTATTTCTACCACCCTTATCCTATAGACTACTCTTCTTCGTCTTCGTCAGTATCTATATCAAGATCTTCGTTCTCATCTTCATCATCCCAATTATCTTCTGGGTTGATCTTGAGTTCTAGATCGTCAAGGAGATCCTTTATTTGATAAATGATTTCCTCAGCAGTTTTATGTTTCTTTGCCATGCTAACTCCTATAGTTGGTTTGGCAGGTGCGAGATAAGGTTAATTGAATAATAAGTAAATAAAATTATTTTTTATAACTTATTGTTTTGTAACTATTATTTATTTATTTTTATTATAGAATTCTTCAACTGCTTTAGCATAGTCTTTCCAAAACTTCTTAGCATCTTCAAAAGCATCTGCATAAAACTTAGTCCAGTATTCTTTGATAGATTTATAATCTAACATAGTATTCTCCATTGGTTAATGAAGTCTATATAGGTTAAATTATTATATTTTCAAGATTGCTTTGATAGATTCAATAGCTTGACTGATTTCATCTTTATAAGCGTAACCAATGAAACCTCCAGCTAGTAAACCAATAATAAGTGTAATCATATTATTTCCTGTTTAGTTGAGTCATGAACATACCATGATATTCCGTAGAACCCAAGTGTGTAATTGGTGTAGATAAGTCAGTCCAGATCTCAAAGCCACATTCTTCAGCTAATCTACAGAAGTAATAATCTTCTGATAAGAATCTATTAACACCATCTTTCTCTTTATAGATTCCGACAGGGAAGAAATCATAAGCATTGTCTGATCCTTCTATTCCTGTTCTTAGATCTGGTTTATATTTAAGCTGAGGATTCTTATTCATAATTGCAGTAAAGACTTCACGTTTAATCATCATAAAACCTGTGGCACTTTCTTTTACTCTTGCAAAGCCATCTCTAAATTCTGTATTAGGATATAGATTAACATTGAATTGCAAAAGATAATCACGCATTAGTTTCTCATCTATATTTGTATTCTTCTTGATACGATCTAGTAATTGCTGCCAATAGAAACCTTTGACAGGATAAGTGCAAGTTACAACTTCTTTATTAAAGTCTATTATTCTTTTTAGATTATCAATGGTAAAACCTATGTCAGCATCAATGAATAATAAATGCGTACCATTAAATTCTTTATTATCCAGGAACTTAGTTACAAACTTATTTCTAGCACGATTGATTAAGGATTCAGTTGGTAAGGTTTCAACTCTAATATTATGTCCCTGATCGTTTAACCAACGTAATG